GCCCACCACAGCGACGTGCCGGGCGTGTAGCGCCGGGCGAACTCGACGGCGCGGCCAAGGAACTTTGTTTCAGGGTCCGGCTTGAGCGTGCCGACCGTGTCGGCCCACTTGAACACGTCGCCGAAAGCGAGCTGCGTCGTGTCGCCGAGCAGGCCCACGACAGGCCCGGCCGCCGTCTCTGCCGGGCCGCGACCGAACTGGTTCACGCCGGCAAAGAGGAAGTCGCCCCATATCGACAGCGCCCCGCCCGACAGCGCCGCCTTCCCCCAAAAGGCCGGCGTGTCCATCGGCAGGGGGTCGCGGCCTTTGGCGATCTCGCGCATCTGCGTGCCCATGGCCCCGACAAGCACCATGCCGGCCCCGAGCCCGCCGATGAAGGCGAGCCGCCCCGCGCGCTCGGGGTTCGTCATGGCCAGCCTGCCGTAGGTCATCATCATCGACATCGGGAAGTTCTTGTACATGGCGAACGAATAGAGCAGCGCGCCGGGGATCGTATCGGGGCGCGTCGTGTCGCGCAGCGCAACCGATCCTTCGACCGTGCCCTCGGGCACCATCTTGCGCGCTTCCTCAAGGACCATGCCCTGAAAGCGGCGGTACAGCTCCTGCTTGCCCGGCAGGTCGGATTGCAGGATGTCGATCGGGCGCAGGAAGTCCACTTCGGCACGCGGACTGAACGGCTGCACCGTTCTGAACGCGTCCCAATCCTTGGCCTCGATGCCGTAGCGGGCCATCACTTCCTTGAAGGGCAGGTCGTCGAACGACTTGCCACGATCGCGGAAGAACATCCCCATCATCTCGGACTGCATGGTCCAGCGGGCCGCGCTCGTATGCGGCGCGAGCAGCGACGCGCGCATCACGCCGTCGGCGATGCGCCGCGTCAGCGCCGGCCCGACGGTCGCGACGCCTGTGAAGCGCTGCGCCCCGTAGATGGCGGTCACGGCTTCGTCCATCACGAAGCCCGACTGCGCCGCGATCTTGCGCTGGAACGCTTTGTCGTTGGTCGGCAGCATCGTCTTGAGGTAGGTGTCGACGCCCGAGAACATGCCCATGCCGTTCAACTGCCGGACCGACGCCGCCGTCATGAAGTCGCCGGGGATGGCCAGCAGCGAGGCCGCGCCGAGCTGCGCCGATGTCAGGATGTTCGCGATCCCGACGACGCTGTTGCCGAGCAGGCTTTCCGGGTCCATCGGGTTCGTGCGCGCGACCGTCTCAAACATCGGGTCGAACTTGTTCTTGAGAATGCCTTCCGTCTCGGCGACTGCACTCTTGCCCTTGGTGCGCGGTGCGCTGGCGTCCAGTTCTTCGGCGCGCTTGAGCGCCATCGCGCGGATCGTGTCGGCCATGTGGCGCGGGTTGCTGCCGAACGTCTGGACCATGGCGATCTTGTGCGACATGTCGTCGATGTGGCGGATCATCACGTCGAAGACGTTGCCGTCGCCATAGCGCTGATGCGCCTCGAGCCAGGCGTCGCCGTCGGCGTAGTGCAGCAGCCTGTGCTCGTCGAGCGCGTTACCGATAGCCGCGCCGCGCCCGCCGAACTTGCCGGGCTCGATCTTGTTGACGCCGCCGCTGGACAGTGTGCGGTACGCCTCGCGCAGGAAGTCGGCGCGCTGCTCGGGCGCGATAGGAACGCCGTCCGGCCACGTCGTGCGGGTCCAGTCGAGCGCCCGCATGTGGAACTCGACGAACGCATCCGGTCCTTCCTTGACCAGCTTGGCGGTCGATCGGGACTGCGGCAGGTTGAAGGTGGCCAGCTTCTTCATGCTGCCGCCCGCCATGTTGAACAGGTCGACGCTGGCTTCCTGCGTCTTGCGCCACGCCATCGCGATCTCGCGCGCCACGCCGTCGCCTGTGCCCTGGCCGAACACTTCACGGACGACGTTCGGCAGGTGGGCCGCTCCGCGCTGCTTGCCGAAGAAGCCCTTGTCGACCTTGTCGAGCACGTCGCCCATGACGGCCCAAAGCTGACCCCGCACGGCGTCGCGTTCGGTGGTGTAGGCCAGGCCGCCCGACCTCGGGTCCGCTTCGATGAAGGAGATCGCGACGCGGCCGGGGCCGGCGGCTTCGTTCGTGCCTCCCTTGAAGACGCGCGTGTTCGGATTGAACTTGTCGAAGCGGTCGGCAGCGTCGCCGAGCTTGAGCAGATCGGACATCGCGCGCTTGGTCTTCTCGGCAGCGCGTTCCTCGATCTCGTCGAACAGCATCGTCATCGCCGCCCACTGCGTGCCGGCGCGACCCTGCACGAGATCGTCGAAGCGCCCGACGGTTTCGTCGATCCGCCTCTGGCCGAAGCCGCGCTGCTTCATCTGCGTGGTGATGCAGTCTACGAAGCCGGACCGATTGAGCATGTCGAGACCGCTTTCAGGATCGCGTCATCCTCGGCGACTTCGTCGAGATACTGACGGACGGTGATGGCGCGCGTTCCCGCGCCGCTTTCATCTGGCACGAAGATCGTCGTCTTGTCGATGTCGAGCGCCCGCCCGCTCGGCAGAACCAGCACCGGATCGGGCTGGCTCTTGAGCATGGCGATGCTGTCGCGGAACGCCTTGACGACCGGATCGCTCTCGCGCGCCGCCATCGTGGCGGCCGTCTTGAGCATATCGGCCGCGTCCGCATTCGGCCCGGCTGCGGCCACGACATCGGGGCGGGCAGCGATCACGGGCACGTCATCGGCCAGCGCACGGGGCGGCACAGGATCGCGGAACCGCGTCCCGCCACGCTGCTGCAAGTCGCGCAGGATTTGCAGCGTCGAGGCACTGACGCCCGTCTCCCGCCACTCCCCTTCCGCGAGGCCGTGGGCGCGGGAGACCAGTGGTGCGAGGTCGCGCATCTGCTGGTCGACCTCGAGCAGACGCTTGCGGATCGTGGCCTGGTCCCCCGTGTCGACGCCAAGGACCGCTTCGGCCTGCATGTCGCGCGCCGCGCGCAGATCGGCAAGCTCGCGCTCAAGGCGCGGGATGTTCTTGGCGCTGGCCTTGCCGAGCTTCTTTTCGACAACGGCGATCTCGGCGTCGAGACGTTCGGTCGACTTGAGGGCGGCCTGCATGCGGCCTGCGTCGAGATCGGACAGCCACGAGCGCAGCCGATTGGCCGTCTCGTCGAGCTTGTCGTAGACGCGAAACGTCTCGGGGTCGATGCGGCGCGCGACCTGCTCGGGCGTTTCGAGCGCGTTAACGACACGGTCGTAGGGGTCGACGAACCGCGCGGTCGTGACCTCGCCGGGCATGGCCGTGTCGGCCCGCGGCGGAACTTCCCACGGGCGCGGACCTGACCAGTCGTCGAGCGCCCGCGCGAAGTAGGCTTCGTCGCCAGCGGCCACCGCAGCGGCGCGGCGCGTCGTGCCAAGCGGCTGCTGCGCGCGCACGGCGGCATCGAACGCGTCGAAATTTTCAAGCAGGTTGACGCGGGGCGGCGTGACTTCCGGTGCGGCGGCTGCGGCAGGACCCGGCACGCCCGCCTCGGGCGTCGGGACTGGCCTCGTAACCGGCGGCGGGGGCGCGGGATCGTTTGGCGCCGAACGAAACCAGCGGCGCGCGCCGGCAGCCACGCCTTCGCCGATCCCCTGTAGCGCACCGCCGCCGACCGCGGCCGCAGCAACACTGAGCGCGCCCTGCGCGAGGCCGCTCTGCAAGCCGAGCAGACGGCGGTTCTCCTGCACGCCCGTCAACTGGTTGACGCCTTCGATCAGGCCCTGCGCGCCAGACTGAGAGCCAATACGGGCGAGCGCCGTTCGCCCGATCGCGCCAGCCGGAAGCGTCAGGAAGTTGAACGGATCGGTGCGCGGATCGAGTGCTCCGACAGCGCCGCCGAGAAACCCGCCGACCGCGCCGCCGACAGTCGTGTTGGCATTCTCCCACGTGCGCTCGGCGGACTTCGCCCGCTCGGCCGCAGTCTCGAAAACCTCGCGCATGTTGCGCAGCTTGAGGTTGGGGAACTGCTCGGCGACAGCGCCGATCTCCTTCTCGCGCTCGGCCAGCACGCCGGCAATGCCGTCGCGATCCTCGCCGTCCACGTAGTAGCGAGCCGCGTCGAGGTAGCGACGGGAGTTGAGACCGCCCGTGAACCCGCCCGTGATGCCGTCTTCGCTGTCGTTCAGCGACCGCGGCGGTTTGCCGCCCGCATCCCGAATGCTGCGGATTTGCTCCTGCTCGGCCTCGCGAAACGCGGCCTCGAGACCGAACATGGCGCTGGCGCGCATCTGCGCCTGGCGCGACGCTTCGAACGCGTCGAGGAAGCCGATGCGCGGACCTGTAGCGCCGGCGGCGAGCGCAATCGTATCCGCGTCGCGGTTCGCTTCCGAAAAGAACGTCACCGCGCCGGCCCCTTCCACGCGCCCGTGGCCGGATCGAAGTTGGGCAGCGCGCCGCCCGGCTGCATGATGGACGGAGCCTCGACCGGCTTCTGTTCCGGTTCGGCGGACGGCGGCGCGGCGGGCGGCTTGGCGGCGCGCTTGATCTGCTCGGGATCGGCCATGAACCGATACGGCCTTGCCGTCCGGCCCGACGTGATCTCCGACAGCAGGAAGCGTCCGTCGCCCATCTCGATCAGGTACTCGTTTGCGCCGATCGAGCGGAACTTGCCTTCGACCGCGATGTCCTCGGGCTTGGCCTCGGTGCCGTCGGCGTAGCGGGGCGGCTTGCCGTCCTTCGACATGCGCGTGTAATCGTCGACCGTGAAGCGATCCAGCGCAGCGTCGAACTCGCGGCCGGACACGCCGGGCGGGACGACAGTCGGTTCCCCGTTGACGCTGTCGACAGCCGGCGCGCGGCCCTGCCCGCCCATCACTGCGTTGATCGACGCCGCGTAGGCGTTCTTGTCGAACACGCCGAACTTGCCCGACGAACGCGACACGTGCGTCTCGACGTAGTGGGCCAGGGCAGCATCCTTGATGGCCTGCACGGCACGCGGGTCTGCGCCGACGAGCGCCTTACCGACGATCGAGTTGAACTGGTTCGTCACGGTCGCCGCGTCGCCGATCGCGGCCTTCACGTCCTTGTCGGCCTCGATCCGCTTCTGGCCCCGGATCACGTCGCCCGCCACGTCCTGCGCGCCGCGATTGGCCGCGAGACCGGCAGCGAAGCCGAACACAGGATCGGCCAGTCCGATCTGGCGCGCGGCTGCTCGCGAGGCGTCGCCGCCCATCGCCTGAATGGACGTGAGCACCGCAAGCGCGTCGTCGGCCGTGCCGTTCTTGATCTGCTGCACCAGTGCCGCGGCTTCGTCCTTGGTGAACGGATCGCCGTCGCTGCGTGGCACTGCGAAGTAGTCGGCCATCGACGTATAGGTGCGCCCGCGCTCGGCGAACGACGCCGGATCGGTCAGGGCGTTGACCTGGAACCTGCCAGTGGACGCGCCGTAGCCGATCATGTCTTCCTTGACGGCCTTGGCCTGCTGGTCGCGCATGCCCTCGATCGCCTGCGCCCTGACCTCGCCAACCCGGCTCGGCCCGCCCATGAACGACGACGTGACGCGCGAGTAGAGCTGCGCCACGGTCAGGCCGCGCCCGGTCTCCTTGTCGAAGAAGATGCCTTTGTTCGCCGCTGCGGCTTGCGGCATGATCGTCGCTGCAAGCTGGTTCGGGTCGGCCTGCACGGCGCGGATCAGCGTCGTCGCACCGCCCGCCCCGAGGAAGTGCGCAAGGTACATCTCGCCGTCGCTGACGGGCCGCCCGAGATCGCGCTGCATCTGGTTCGCGTTCTCGCGCGCCAGCAGCGCGGCCCCGGTCATGGCGACCTTGGGGTCCTTGAACATGGCGTGGATTTCATCGTCGGACTTGCCGGCGATGTCGATGCCGAGCACGCGCGCATAGAACCCGTTGTTGCTCTTGGCCAGCCGGACGGCAGTCCCCTTGGTGAACTGTGCGATCCCGACGGCCGACGACGTGCCCTCAAGGTTGCCCGAGCCCGCACCCTGCGCCGCGTAGAGGCCCGCGCCGTACTCCTTGTTGAACAGGCCGGCGAGGTACGACGCCGAGATGCCGGTGCGCGTCGTGGCGTTGTTGATCGCATCGGCCACGGGGCCGGGCACGGCGGCGCGGCGCTGGCCGCGCGCCTCCTGCACCTTCTCGTCGTACTGCTGCGGCGTGAGCCCGCGGTACTGGCGATAGATGGCCTGCTGCTCTTTCAGTTCCGTGAGTTGCCACTGCAATCCGGGGTTCTTGCTCTGCTTGACCGTCGCTTCGACCGCAGCCAGTTCAGCCGGGTCCAGAACCTGCCGGTTACGGTTCCGCTCCGACACGCTCTCGAGCGCCGCGCGCGCTTCGGTGTCGGCGCGCGTGTTCAGTGCCGATCGACCGGACTTCGCGCCGTCGAGCATCCGGTCGTAATCGGCCGGCGACATGCGTTTCTTCCAATCGTCGGACGCCTCAAGCTCCTTGACGATCTGGTCCATCTGCTCGGGCGTCTGCGCCGCGCCGATCCGCGCCTCGAACGTGCGCTTGGACAGCAACTGCGTCTGCGCGATCTTCATGGCCTCGCGCTGCTGTGCCGGGATTTCCGTGCGGCTGTCGATCAGCGCATGGCTGTCCTTGAGCGCCTGATCGAACTCGGCGGGATTGGTGCGCACGCGGTTCTCGACCGCGTTCAGCGCTTCGTCCGCGCGCAGCTTCGAATAGTTGACCTGCTGCGTCGTCTCGTAGTTCGCGGCCGACGACATGACCGACGGCTTGCGGGCCAGCAGCGCGGTCTTCGTGGCCTGCCGGACCTTGGGGTCGGCGATGCCGTTGACCTGCTCGTCGACCCACTTCGTATAGTCTTCGTCGGTCGACTTGTAGAAGCCGCTGCCGTCGGCAGGCGCGGCCTGCTTCCGCTCGAGGTCGCGCTTCGTGTAGTCGGCCGACGCGACATTGGCCGCGACTTCCTGCTGCTGGCGCGTCGTTTCAACCTCGACGGCAAGAGCGTTTAGACCGCTGCCCACAGAAGCCAGTCCAGCGCCCATCTCCTGCTGAGCGCGACCAATCTGCGCGCCGAACGCGTCGGCGCTCACAGGCACGCGCAGCAGTTCTGTCGTGGGGCTGACCTGTGCGGTGCGAGTGGGAATACGGGGCATGGTCAGCTCGCGGTCAGGCGGGTTCGGACGGTCGGCGTAGACAACAGCGACGACCCGGCCTTGAACAGCGCGCCGACCGCCGAGAAGGCTCCTGCGCTGCGCGCGTTCGAGGCCTCGGCCTTCGCGAGGTTGGCCTTGTCGTTCTCGCCGATGGCGCGAAGCTCGCCGCGGTAGCCGGCACGCGCCACGTCAAGCTCCTGCTCGATCGCCGTGTCGGCCAGCACGTCGAGCGGCGAGCCCGCCATGTCGACGCCGCTCGCACCGTAGGCCGCGATCATCGCGCCCATCTGCCGGCGGTTCTCACGGCGCTGGTCGTTCTGTTCGACTTCCGCCTGGTCGCGGGCCAACTTGGCGTTCCGCCGCGCCACTTCGGCCTGATACTCGGCGGCGTCGGCCTGCGCCTGCGCCTGTTGCATCGCGCCGGCAGCGCTGACGATGCCGCTCAAGCCGGCGAACAGCGCCCCTGCAATTTCGAGCCCGGTCATGTCCTGCACCACGAATAGAGCGAGTACGTCGCGCCGTCCGGCCCGTAGTTCTTCATGCCGTCCGGCGTCTCGCACGTGAACCCTAGCATGGTCGCCCACCGCTCGCCACGGGCGAAACCTGTGAGCACTGTTGCCTCGATCCGCGTTTCGGGGCGCTCTGTCATCTTCGCGCGCACGAACCGCGTGATCGCCAGCATGTGCGGACCGCAGCGCGTGCCGATCAGAGCCCACACCATGGCGCGGTTCGACCACGTCGGGATGAAGCCGGCGCAGCCGACAACGTCGCTGCCGATCCAGCCGGTCCACGCTTCATGCTGCGCGACTGCTGCGGCCTCGGGCATGCTGACGGCGAACAGCGCTTCTTCCGCCTGCTCGCTCTGAACGCCTTCGAAACGGCGCAGGTGGATCGGATTGAAGCGTGTGAAGTACAGCATCAGCCGTCCTGCGTGACGATCTGCGGCATCAGGGCGATGATGTTGAACGGCAGCGGCTTGTCCTTCGGACGACGCCACGCGATGCGCCCGCCGCGCTCGTAGTCGCCGGTCCACTCGATCCGGATGTCTTCGGTCCGGAGCGGCGGCGCGCCTGTCAGGTCGTCGGTGTCACGCAGCGAGAGCGGTTCGAGGTTGTCGAGCGACGGCCCGACAAGACCCGTGCCGGTGTCCCACACGCGCAGCACCAGTGAGTGGATGCGCTTGAGCTTGCCCTGCGCCGTGCCGTCGGCCGCGCCGGCTTCGATGCGGTGCGTGATGCCGTCGGCGTCGTAGCCAAGGCCGACGATCACCTGAGAGACCGGGTAGGGCAAAGTGAAGCCGCCGTCGACGACCGTCCTGGTGAACGGGGACCCGTCGGCCAGCCCATAGACGACCTGCCCCTCAAGATGCGGAGCCGCGACGATCGACGCCGACGGCGGGTCCGCGACGACCGACACGGCGCTGTCGACATAGTGCGCGCTTGCGGCAGTCATGCCGAAGTCCCACGTGCGGCCCATGCGCTCGATATACCGGCGCGTGATGCCGCCGATGACCCTGCGCACCACGATCCACAGATCGTCGTGCCCGGTCGTGGCGTTGGGCACGACGGCCATGCTTTCGACGAAGCCGCCCGAGAAGTCGTGCACGTGCCAGCCGACCACGTTCTCGTCGCGGTTGTAGGTCAGCCCTGCCACCTTGCCGTCGCCGCGCCGGAACCAGATGATCGAATGCGGCTCGGCCGCGAAGTCCATCTCCTGAAAGCCGGTGACGCCGATGTGCGAGGCGAACAACGACATGCTCGGGCTCTTGTAGCCGTCGGCCTCGAACACATAGGCGAACTCGCGCGCGGTCCGCTTCGTGCGCTGGACATAGACGACCTGCCGATCGACCTTGACGGGCTCGATCTGCGCCGACCCGCGCGCCGTCGAATTGCTGGCCTTGAAGGATCGCGCCGTCAGCGCGCCGTCGCGATCGGCCGAACTGATGACCCATTCGCCCGAGCCGGTCCCGATCAGCAGCCCGCGCTCGTCACTTTGGAGCCAGCAGATGCGGGCGATGCGGCGAGAGTTGAGCTGGAACACGATGGCGTTGTCATCGGCGACGACGCCGGCTTCATCCGACGGCGAGAAGTCCTCGTAGGAGCCGACGCGCGAGCCCGCGATGACATCGGGGTACTCGACGCTGCCGCCCATGTAGAGCCGATCGCCGAAGAACGTGCCGCACGTGGGCCAGCCCGTCGTCGCGCTCCAATAGCCGAGACGCCATTCGAACGTGCCGCGCGTATCGGCCAGCGGTGCGCCCTGCAAGGACGCAGTGACGACCGTCGAACTGACGCGGCTCACGATCTTGAGCGCCGACCACGATCCGTCTTTCGGGCTCTTGTAGCGCAGGAGCCGCCCAACATCGCTGGACAGGAAGCCCTGATCGCGGTTGATGCCGGTCGTGCTGCTGGCGGTCAGCGTGACGACGCCGGCAGCGTAGCCAAAGGCAATGGCGAAGTCTGGGAGAACGTCGCCGTTGCGCTTCACCGCCGACACTTCGATCTTGTACTTCTGATATGCCGTCGTGTCCTTGACCCGGAAGAAAGGCGTGCGGCGGTTGTCGTACAGCTCCCATCCATAATGCTCGTCGAGCAGCACCCACGTCGTGCCGTTGTAGCCCGACAACTTCCAATCGCTCGGCGCGCTGTCGAGCACGGCGAAATTAGGATCGTCGTTCGGCCCGGTGGCCTTGATCAGATAGCCCGTGATCGCCGTCGGCGACCCGATCGTATACTCGACCTCTACCGTCTGCGCGACGGGCGTCCCGATCACCGTTCCTGTAACGGCCAGCTCCCCGGTCACGTTGGGCGTCAGGCGGGTCGCGGTCACGTTGGCCGGCAGATAGGGGCCGTCGAAGAAGTCGACGAGAGCCAGCCGCCAGTCCAGCAGGCCGTAGCGGGACAGCTTGCGGGGCGCGTATCCGTCACAGAACAGGAAGACCACGTCCCCCGACTGCAACGCGCGCAGGTTCGGCAGGTCCGCTTCGGCATAGGGCGTGTCGATCACGTAGGGCGACATCCCGCTCATGAGCGGGCCGCTCTCGTAGATCACGCGCATCTTTGCCGGCGAGAACTCGAGCAGGAACGCTTGGTCCGCAGCGAAGATGAACGGCAGGATCGCGGTGCGCTTCGTCTCGTCGCGGACCGGCGTCACATACCACGTGCCGGTCCGCCCGATCGCCGGCCCCTGCGGCACAGCGATGTAGTTGAGCATCCTTTCCGTCGACGCATTGTAGCGATCAAGATCGGTACGCCCGCGCATCAGTTCGGAGAACTCGCCTCCGTTGAACGCGCGGATCATGGGCGATGCTTTGGCCATCAACGGCGCTCCGTCAGCCACGAGAACTTGCTGTCGTCGTCGCTGATGTTGTCGGTGGGCAGGAGGAACGCGTTCAACTGGCGGGCCATGCGCACGGCGTCGGTATAGGCCGCGCGCAGGTCTTCCTTCTTGGAAGTCGACTGCGTGACCTTCTCGCACACCTCGAGAGCCAGTCGGCAGGCCAGCACTTCCACGAAGGACGGATCGAAATCCGCGACCGCGACGTTGGCGATGTAGTTGATCCTGAGCGCCGACTGCGGCGAGAACAGGCGGCGGCCGGGCGCCTGCCGCCAGTCCGATCCGTCCTCGCGCAGGACGCGAAGGCAATCGTTCGGCAGTTGGAAGGACCATGGAAAGTTGGGGTCGTTGCTGGCCCCGAGCGGGTTCAGCGGGGCCTCGACGGTCGCGAACACCCAACGGCGTGCGCGCAGTTCGACGAGACGGTAGTGCGGGAAAAGCTGACTGTAGCGGCGCTCGGCGGGGTTTACAGGCGCGTCGATGCTGCCAACGGTTTCAGACGCCCCGAGCTTGATCTGCGCAAGGTTGCAGATGGATGCTGCGGTTGCTGCCGATACGGGTTCGGTCATCGGGGCGCCTGATGGGGAGATGTGAAGGAGCGGCCTGGTGGCCGCCCCTGATTACTCGACGAGATAGGCGATGCAGCCGTTCAGCGTGCCGGCCAGCTGCCACGTGCCGCCCGCGACCAGCGCCGAGATCACGATGCCGGAGCGGGAAAACATGTCGTACTTGAGCACCGTCGACGACCACGCCGTCAGGGCGACAGCCGAAGACACGTCGAGATCGTTGACGAACGCGTTCAGCGCTTCGGCCTCGATCGCGCCGCCTTCCTTCGTGTAGGCGCGATGGCCGATGTCGAGCACGCGAGACGCGCCGAACGCGCCCGTCGCGATGCGGGACAGGAACGGCAGCACGCGGACCCGGCCGGGCGGCAGGATCACGAGATCGCAGGTCGAGTTCGCATCGCCGATCACGCCGGGCGTGAGCGAGAAGAAGCTGTATCGCAGCTTGGCGTAGTCCTCGAACGACGCCTTGAGCGACACGCCGTTCGAGGCGATCTGCGCGGACTTGTAGGCTTCGACGGCCATGGTAGGCTCCTGTCAGGTCAGAGATCGAGAGAAGCCGCCGATCAGGCGATTTCCACGCAGTCGAGAGCCAGCACCTTGCCTTCCTCGAGGCGCACCGCGTCGGCGGAGAACGACCCGTGGATTTGCTTGATGTTGTTCTTGTCCGGCCGGTTGTTGATGATGATGGACAGGTTCTGCCAGTCACCGTAGTGCATGCCCGAGGGCACCCACACCGGGCAACGGCGGATGAACGGGCTGGTCCCATAGGCCGGCACGATTTCCTCGATCGGCACGAAGTCGAAGCCCATGAAGCGGCTGACCTCGCCGTCGACGAGCGGCTTGACGGCGTTGTAGTCGTTCGAGCCGACCGCGACCTCGCCGAGCAGGTCGTCGATCTGCTCGGACGTGACGGCGATCTTCGGGCGCTCGATCCGCAGGTCGACGTGGCGCTTCTTGAGCAGCTTGCGCGCCGCGCGCAGCTTGGCGACGGACATGCGCGTCGAGCCGTGGGCGATGATGTCGCCAGCCGGGAACGACACGGACTGCGTGCCCTCCTTGCCGGCCTTCGCGACATCGAAGAACTTGCCCATGATGATCTCATCTTCCTTGCGGCCGTAGGCCTCGCGAAGACGCTCGACGTAGGGGCTCGTCGGGTCGTAGATCATGCGCAGCGTGTCGATGCGGTCGATCAGGATCGCCACGTCGAAGTCACGCGCCGAGAGCCAGCGCTGCGTGTGCTCGGGTTCCGTGATCTTCGTGTCCTGGTAGCGCGTGGTGCGCTCGACGAACTCGACCGGGCCGAGGAACATGACGACCTGGGACTTTTCGCCCATGTACATCCCGATCGACACGGTGTTGCGGAGCTGGCCGCCCTGCCGCACCAGCGCTGCCCGCACGTTGGCGGTGTACTGCGACATGTGGTGCTGCGGAACGGTGTAGGTTGCGAGAGTTTCGGGCATGACGATCTCCTGCGGCGCGCTTCGCCGGCAAAAAGGGGCCGAAACGATCCGGCCCCTTCTGCATCGTTGTTAGAAATTTTGAAGTCAAGAGGCCGTCAGGCGGCGCTCTTGGCTTCCGCACGCGCGAAAAGCTGTTCCATCCGCTGAACCGCGGCGCGGTGCTCGGGATGTGCGGCCGACAGGTACTTGGCCTGGAACGTCGCGTCGCCTTGCAGGCGGCTGATCTCGACCCGCGCCTGCTCGGGCGACATCTGGTTCGGCGCGATCTCGCCCCCGCCGCCATTGGCGTTCACGAAAGAGCCCTCGCCGCCCATCTTCTTGCCGAGTGCGGCCATCAGCGCGAGATAGGCCGGCGTGCCGGCAGACGCCGCCAGCGCGTTCAGATGCGCCTCGGGCAGGCCGAGCGCCGCCTGCGCCTTCTGGCCATCAGCGACGAACTTGTCGAAGCCGGCTCCGTACTCCTGCTTGAGCGCGTCGATCGCAGCCTTGTCCTGCACCTGCATCTGCGCCTGCATCTGGCCGGCATAGTCGGCCTGAAACGTCTGCCACGCGCCAACGATCGCCTTGGCCTGATCGGCGGTGACGCCGGTCTTGTGGAACGTCTGCTGCGCCCACGTCTTGAAGCCCTCGTCGACCTTGATCTCGGGGCCGAGCCCGAAATCGTAAGCGTCCGGCGACGCCGGGCGACCGAGCGCGTTGTAGAACGCCTCCTGCTGCTCGGGTGTGGCCCCGGCGGGCGGCTTGACCACGACATCGGTGGACCCACCGAGCGCCTTGTTGGCGTGATAGAGCTTCGTCGCGGCGATGGCCGGGTCTTCGATCTTCTGTTCGTTCAGGAATGTGCGGACTTCGGCGTCCGGATGCGATGCGTACCACGGCTGTGCCGCGCCGCCCGCCCCCGCGACGGTGTCCGCGCCGGTCGCACCCGCCTGCGTGGCTTCGCCGCCGGCCCCTGATCCCGCACCGACGACGCCGGTGACGCCCTCCGCATTGCGCGCGATCATCTCGTGAAAGTTGAACATTGTGGCTCCTTACCTGCTGCCGTGATAGCGCCGCATCAGGCTGTCGAAATCGAGGCGCGCGTACTCGAGAATGCGAAGCGCCATCTGGCGTCTCCCCTCGAGCACGTCACGCGGCCAAACTTCGGGGCGTCCTGCCGGCACGACCGTAGTGTCTAACACTCGGCCGAACCTGACAAGGTCCTGCATGACGATGTCGATATCGTCCTGCGTCGTGTCGCCGGCCGAGAACACGCGCGCGTAGGCCAGCCGAAGACGGGACGTGCCTTCCGCGACGGCGTTCTTCTGCTGGTCGAAAAGCTCGGCCTGCCGGGCGTCGGACCCGCCGTCGATGAAGTCGTCTTCGGCCATCGATCACTTCCCCTGCTTGGTCGGCTGCGACATCTGACCCGCAGCCTTCATGACGCCCG